CTCGTAGAGAGGGCGGGCGTGGTACTGAGATCTCCACCTTACCTGGAGGTGATAACCTCGGACAGATTGATGATATCATTTACTTCCAAAAACGTCTTTATAGATCTTTGAATGTTCCTATTAATAGACTAGAACAAGAAGCTCAATTCTCGTTAGGGCGTTCTACAGAAATTACTAGAGATGAAGTAAAGTTTCAAAAGTTCATCGATCGACTAAGAAAAAGATTCTCGCATCTGTTCTACGGTATTTTGAAAAAGCAATTAATCATGAAAGGTATCATTACTGAGGAAGATTGGGATCTATGGAAAAATGATCTTACCGTTGACTATATAAGAGACAATCACTTTACTGAATTAAAGGAAGGTGATGTACTTAGAGAGCGTTTACAAACTATGGATCAAGTATCTCAATATGTGGGTGAATACTTCTCTAAAGAATGGGTTATGAAAAATGTTCTCCATCTTGGTGATGAAGACATTGAGGATATGAAAAAACAGATTGAAGATGAGCAGAACTCTGGTGAGATAGAAAGCCCAGAAGATCAAGAAATGCAGCAACAAGAAGTTCCTCAACAGGAGCCTCAAGGACAGAAACACAGTATAGACATTAATGTTAATAATGGAGCAAAATAATGGAAGATGAAGTTGATGTGGCAGTAGCAGAGCCTACACCTATTGAAGATTTAATCAACACAGTAGCAGATCAAGACTTTAGTAAAGCTGGTCCTACTTTTGCTGAGATTATGCAAAGTAAGATTGACACAGCTTTAGAACAAGAAAAGATCTCTATCGCTAATCAGGTTTTTAATAATGCTGAACCAGAAGAACCAGAAGAAATGGAAGCTGAAGAAGAAACTGATGAATTGGATGATGATATTTCTGATGAAGAAATTGATGATGCTATTGATGAAACAGAAGAAGAATTAGAAGATGAGGAATAATATTTCTCAAAAATTAATTTTTTATAAATAACCATTAAAGAGTAGAAATGACAAAGACATTTAGACAACTTAGAGAGAAACTTGATAGACATCCATCTGGTGAGATGGTCTTCAATAAGAAGATTGGAAAGATGCCTGTCATGATTCACAAAGAGAAAGCTGGCTTTGTTGTTTACATTGATGGTGACAGACTTGATGCATATAAGACTCAGCGTGAAGCAGAGAAGATGGCAAAAGAGTTTGTTAAACAATACAAAGGATAGTTAGATGAAGCTAATTACAGAATATACTGAAACGGATGTTCAGTGCATTGTGGAAGCAAAAGAAGACGGTACCAAGTCTCATATGATTGAGGGTATCTTTGCTATGGCTGAATCTAAAAATAGAAACGGACGTATCTATCCTAAAAGCATCATGGAAGGTGCTGTTAAGAAATATGTCAAAGAACAGGTTTCCAAGGACAGAGCGGTAGGGGAATTAAATCACCCTGATGGACCAACTGTTAACTTGGATAAAGTATCCCATAAGATTGAAGCCCTCGAAATGGATGGCAACAATGTTATGGGTAAGGCACGAATCTTGGATACTCCAATGGGTAATATTGTAAAAGGTTTACTAGAAGGTGGTGTTCAACTCGGTGTCTCAACTCGTGGTATGGGTAGCCTTGAGCAACGTAACGGCGTTATGTATGTCAAAGATGACTTTATGCTTAATACGGTTGATATCGTACAAGATCCTTCTGCACCAAATGCTTTCGTTAATGGGATTATGGAAGGTGTTGATTGGGTCTGGAATAATGGCATCATTGAAGCTCAAGAAATTGAAAAAATAGAGACAGAAATTAAACGTGCTCCTCGTGCGGATCTTTATGAGACGCAGGTTCGTGAGTATAAGAATTTCCTCTCGTTATTGAAAACGACAAAATATTAAGGAGTCTAACATGACTGATCAAGTACAAGACCAGGATGTTGAGCTCGACGAGACAGAAATCGAAGAAGCTCATAACCCTGCAACTGCAGAAGAAGATTCAGTTAACACTCACCCAGCAATGAAGGGTGGGGGAACTGGAGAAAAATCCGCTGAGAACGCTGGTAAGAAAGCCGCCGCACGTAAAGGCGACAAGAAAAACAGCGAACCTTCGCATCTAAAAGGTGCTGGCACCAAAGCTGAGTCCGTAGATTTTGATGGAGACTTTAGTGAGGACCTAGAAGCATTGGTTGAATCTGAGGCAACATTGAGCGATGAGTTCAAAGCCAAAACAGCAATCATTTTTGAAGCGGCGGTAAAAACTAAACTTTCTGAAGAGATCGATCGTCTAGAATCTGAGTACAAAACTCAACTAGATGAAGAAGTAACTTCTATTAAAGAAGATCTCGTAGAGAAAGTTGATGGCTACCTCAACTATGTGGTTGAGCAATGGATGGAAGATAACAAACTAGCGATCCAATCTGGCCTACGCACAGAAATCGCAGAAGGCTTTATGGATAAGTTGAAAGACGTATTCGTAGAATCTTATGTTGAAGTTCCTGAATCCAAAGTTGACCTAGTTGACGAATTGGCGACTGCAAACGAAGAACTTGAAGAACAAGTTAACGATGCAACAGCCAAAGCTATCAAGTTGAGTGAAGAACTAGAAGTCTACAAGCGTGAAGCGGTCATCCGTGAAGCGTCTCGTGACCTAGCTGAAACTCAAGTTGAGAAGCTAAAATCACTAGCTGAGAATGTTGATTTTGAAGATGAAGAGACTTTTGCTGCTAAAGTAAAAACTCTTAAAGAATCATATTTCTCAAAGAAAACTGCTGAGACCGTTGTAGAAGATACAGAAGAAGAAGCTGCTGACAGCGAAATCGAAGTATCTCCAATGATGGAACAGTACCTTCAAGCAATTAGAAAATCAACCCAGTAAGGAGATCCTATAATGGAAACTTATGATCGTCTCGTAGAGAAGTGGTCTCCAGTTCTTAACGAAGAATCTGCAGGCAAAATTGACAACAAGCACAAGCGTGCTGTCACTGCTGCTATTCTTGAGAACACAGAGAAAGCACTTCAAGAGCAAGCAGCTCAGCAATCTTTTGGTCAAATGAACGAAGATGCAGCTGCAACAAACACAACTTCAGTTGCAAACTGGAACCCAGTACTTATTTCACTAGTACGCCGTTCTATGCCAAACCTAATGGCATATGACATTTGTGGTGTTCAGCCAATGACAGGCCCAACAGGCTTGATCTTTGCAATGAAATCACGCTACAGAACAACACGTGGTGGTGCTACAACTGGTACTGAAGCGTTGTTCAACGAAGCAGCAACAGGCTTTTCAGGTGACTCAGGTGCTAACAATGGCTCTAACGGTCCTTCTGGCCTATCTGGTATCGACTCAGCGGCAGCTGGTGTTCCTGCTGGCGATTCTTCAATCGACTCAGAGCGTGCGACATCTATCTTTGCCGGTGGTATGCCAACAGGCGATGCTGAAGGTCTAGGTACAACTGGTTCAGGTCCTGCATCTGCATTTGCAGAAATGGGCTTCACAATCGAGAAAGCAACTGTTACAGCGAAATCTCGTGCGTTGAAAGCAGAGTACACACTAGAACTAGCACAAGACTTGAAAGCGATTCATGGCTTGGATGCTGAGACAGAATTGGCAAACATCTTGTCAACAGAAATCTTGGCTGAGATCAACCGTGAAGTTGTTCGTACAATCAACTCACAAGCTAAGACTGGTGCTTCAACAGGTAACACAGCAATCAATGGTATCTTCGACTTGTCGTCTGATGCTGATGGTCGTTGGTCTGCAGAGAAGTTCAAAGGTTTGGGTGTACAACTAGATCGCGAAGCAAACGTAATTGCAAAAGAGACACGTAGAGGTAAAGGTAACTTTATCGTATGTTCTTCTGACGTTGCAACAGCGTTGGCAGCATCTGGTATGTTGGACTATGCTCCTGCATTGTCAACAAACTTGAACATCGATGACACAGGTAACACATTTGCTGGTGTTCTTAATGGTCGTATCCGCGTATACATCGACCCATATGCAGAAACAGATTACTGTAACGTAGGTTATAAGGGTACTAACCCATATGACGCAGGTCTGTTCTACTGCCCATACGTACCGCTAACAATGGTACGTGCGGTTGGTGAGAATGACTTCCAGCCACGTATCGGGTTCAAAACTCGTTATGGCATGGCGTCTAACCCATTCGTAGGTGCAACACCTTCTGATGGTCTAGCAACAGCTAAGACTAACCAGTACTACAGAATCTTCCGTGTAGACAACATCTTGGCGTAAGACTAAGAGTTACGGAAAAACTTAGGGGGCCTCACGGCCCCCTTTTTTTAATTTGTATACTGTGATGGAACGGCTGAAGCATCCCAGACCCATTGTCTGTAAGTTGGATCGCCAACGACAACAACATCGCTATCACCAACTTCAGTCCAGACACGATCATCCATCCACTTGTGATAATATGCAGGACCACCCCAAACTCTACGAGCACGTTGGTAAGTATCGTAATCCATTCCTACGTAGTGTACAGTTCTCATGTTTCCTCCTCAAGACTATTTACCGAATACGCCCCTAGTAT